TACTAGCGTCATGAAAAGTATAGTTTTTAATTTCTTAGAGATTAAAAATGGTAGACCGAAAGTATGTAAGTCCAGTACAAATCAAAACCGAAAATTCGTTACCGAAAATGAAAAAAGAAAAAACATACACAGTCTTATGGGGAATGTGTACTGCTACTTACTATGTAGTAAAAGCTAAAGATGAAGATGAAGCTTATGAGAGATCAGGCTTAAATTATGATCCTGATGAAGAATGGGCTATTGATACCTATGAGAATGGTCTAGTTAGTGAGAATTGCCATTGGGCTGAAACAACTTGTGAAGATGATGAGTAAAAAATTATCTTTTGAAGATGCCTGTTTCCAATGGGCATCAGGATTTTATTTAACAGAACATTTACCTGACGATTTCTTTATTTATGATCCAGATTATTGGACTAAGGAAGAATGGGAAGATTATAAAAATGATTTACTTGAAACAACTTTATGGGAACCTTTTGAATTTTATGACGCTAAAGAAATTACAAAAGAGATTTCATCATTAGCTCATTGGATTGAAAATGGAGAATATCCAAAAAAGGAGGATTTTTAAAAATGACTGATTCATTTTTAAGAGATCACCAACCAGGAATAGATCATATGCATGAAGAAAATGCAATAAATGATCTAAAAAATGCTGGTATATATCCTGAGATAGAAGAAGCAGAGATAGATGAGAATTATGAAGATGATGAACCTACTGATTATGAAATGATGAGTAGTTTTGGAACTAAATGGCATGATGGATTATGAGTGATATAAACAACGATTCATTAAAAGAACAACTGTATGATGAAGCATGGATTGATTATATGGTTGCTAATAATCTCACTCAGGATGAGTTAGATGCTATAGATCAAAATTCTAAACTTGGATACTTACCTGAAATAGCAGA